AAAGTTACGGATATCTTCAGGTAAGACATCAGGATCAACACTCTCTTTAACAATAATAGACTGCACGTTCCCCATTGGGTCACGCTTACAGACATACCTATCTAGATTAAAAATTCTAATGCCTCCCTTGTCAGGTACATACAAGAGAACATTGCCTGCTACTACCAGCTGCTTAAGTGCCTCAAAAACTCCCACTCGTATTGCAGACGTTTCCACCTCACTCTGCACCGCCCTCTCCACCTCTGCCAAAGCCTTCTCAAGTTCAGTCTTGAGATTAGGGTCGGCCTGTCCCTGTGATGCCTTTTCATATTCATACTTATCTATGATGAGCCTGAAGAATGGTGAGTTAGGAGGGAGCAGGGCTAGTAAAAGCTTAGATGCGAGGTTGTTTACTCCTCGTGCTCCAATCCCCTGAAAGGGGGTAGCGAATTCAGTAGATGCTGACGAGGATTCAGGAGGAACCAAAGAAGGGATCGTCAGTCCAGCAGAAGCCCTAGCCCTTGTGAGGTAGGTGCTCCGATTGCGCTCGCAAGCTGCGTAGTAGCCTTTAAGGGGTAGGTTATGCATTATGAATAAACGCCAACGCCTCCCTTACCCATGTTAACTCCTGTTGGTCTCTCGACAATCATACTGGTACGGCCTGTACCTCTAGCACGTTTCTTAGAACCGACTCTTTTGGGAGCGCCGCGTTTAACTTCAGCTACCTTAGCTTGCTGAATTGGTGGAGCAGCAGGAGGGGCTGGTGGGGGAGGGGCTTTTGGGGTACTACCGAAACACATGTTCTTTTTGTTCGTTATGGATTGATGTAAGTGCTCTTACTACAGCGATTTGTCCTTGTTTATATCGGATGTCATTTATATTTTCATCGTCTGGCATCGTGTCAGGATACGCCTGCTTGAGCCAAACTATAAGCTCCTCTGTTACCGGAGGCAACTTCTCGTTAGCAAAATTAAGAGGTAAGTCAAGCGGCATTTTCAGTCAACTCTAAAGTGGTTAGCATTTCTTTCACCGCTTTCACTAGATCATCAGGACTCTTATCATTGTTGATGGTGTAGTCAAAGTCAGGGTAATCCTCCATGTCATTCTCCGTAGCATGTCCATCGTGGACAGGTAAATCCTGCAGGGTTTGGTAGACATCAGGAGCTCGACGGGTTACCTGAATGACTCGGCCTCCCCTTTCTTTAATATATTCAGCCTCGTTTTTGAACCGGACATCGGTGATAAACATCAGGTCATAATGAGGCTCGCTGCTGGTCAGGATGTCTCCCATCTTCTGAATCCAGTAGTCATACCCGTGGAACTCTCGCCTGAACTCTGTCCCCCACACTTGGAGGAGAGCCCTAAACCTTGCCTTGTTGTCCTCAATGAAGTCAGTTCTAAAGCCTGTGATTTCTGACACCTCTGCTTTAAGGGGGTCAGCGAAGGCAACCCTACCTACTCTGCTTTTTGAATCAATCTCTGTAAAGATGTCACGAGCCACGCGGTAGATGGTATCTTTACCCGACAATTTTTTGCCGCTTAATCCTATGATCTTCATGGTTTCCAGTATGTAATAGTCTTTGTCCTCATATTATAATTATCTACGCGAAGTATCCTAGCTAGTCTAGCTTGAACCAACGCATCTTCCTTGGTCTTCCCTTGCTTTTCAAAAGCTTCGACAACCTTGTCCCACGCAGACTCCTCGTCATGTACGATGGAATCCAGTAGCCTCTGAGATTTAGTCGGCCCATAGGTAGGGCAACCGGCATACCCATCTGTAGAATCACCTACAAGGGTCTGATACAGGTGAAAAAGGTCTGCTTCTCGGCGCGAAATATTTTTGACCCCAAACTCTGGGTGATTTCCGTTCCAAAGATAACAAGGGATGGTCTTCATGTCCTTGTCAATGGATACAATTATCTTCTTGGTTCCGACATGGAACATTGGGTCGGTAGCCCATATACCTAACAGGTCATCAGCTTCTAGCTCATTCTCTATGGAGCCTCGCCAGTTTGTCATGATGTGCTCTCTCAGAACTCCAAGTCCGATAGGCTTACGACTCTTCTTGCGGCTCGCCTTATAGGATGCATCAATCCGCTTACGAAACACTTCCGTTCCGGTAAGGGCTACCTCAACCTTGTCAGCTTTGTGTAGCGTGATCAGGTTATTAATATGAGCATCCATTGTTTGCTTGGCCTGCTTAGTGTCGGTATGCAACGTCCAGTTGTCATCCCCCCAATCAGTAGCAACCTCTGCTCCCGCTGCATGTTTATATGCAACAATATCTCCATCTATTAACAGTACGGTCTTCATTCTTTCATCTGCTTATTGAGCCATTCAAAAACTTTTGGGTTGTGTCGCCACACGGTACAAAAGCCTGTTGAAAATCTAGTAGTCGCCTCTTCTTCACTTGTGGAATCCTCAATACCCATGACATGGTTAACAGCATGTACTAACTCATGTAGAAACGTGTCTACCATAGTCTTCTTAGGATACTTGGTGACAATCTGGATGACACACTCATTCAAGTCCACGTTGCCGTGGTTTTCTCCTGTTGTTAGCCACTCAACCTTGAAGTCCTGATTGAGGACTGCAATCTTAGTGGGTCTCCTTAAGTAGGTTCCACTTTTCTTTGAACTTTTCATACCGACTCGGCCTGTCCTTGTGGATGCAAACCCACCGCCGATCCACCTCATTCCACGGGATAACGAAGGTCTCCTTAAGGGGACTGATGTGGGCCAATAAGATGGAGAAGCCACCTATTTTAGGAACTTCCACCCTGTAATAGCCGCCCTTGGACTCCATGAGCTTCCCTTGAGTTTCCCATGCGCTCCCCTTACTTATCGCAGAGGCAGACCGCACCTGTATCGTGTTGATGATGCCGTCCCACTCCGTAATGAAGTCATAGCTAGTCGAGAGGACAGGGTCAGATATTAGAAAACCTTTCTCTAATAATAATGACTTTAATAATAATTCTACAGCCACGCCTTTCACCTCGTTTCTAATGAGTTTCTGCCCAGTTCCTGCCGCTTCGTGCTTCCCCGTCGAGGGGACATCTGAATTGTAATGATGTCGCTGATGATCGTATCCCATTTATAGCTTCCTCCTTAATTAAGTCTACATATTCTGGCAATACTTCTATCTGAAACTCATCATGAACATGAGCAACAAAGGCGTACTCTTTGCCGTGTGTTAAGCCGTGGTCATTTAATGTATTATAAAGGTTAACGGTAGCCTGCTTCATTATAATAGCCCCCGCGCCTTGCAGCAGAGTGTTAAGAGCAGAGTGCTCGCTTCTTATAAAAAGGTGTCTTCCATCTAAACCCTTCAAGAAGTCTCTTGAGCTTAATGCGTTAGAGATGCAAGCCTTAAGTTCCTTTAATGCCGGGAGCCTTTCCAGAAAGGTCTCTTTGATAACTCGTCCAGCACCTCTCCCCTTGCCAATGACCTTTCCAATCTTTTCGTCTCCCGCTCCATAGAGGAACGCATAAATAAAGGTCTTAGCAGCGTCCCTAGACGGGAGGCCAGCTGCTTTCTGATTCTCCACATGAATATCACTCTTTAGTATTTTATTAGTATAATCACCGTTGTCATAAGGGTGTAGGTAATGCGCGAGGCAACGTAGCTCCAAGCCTGACGCATCACAACCAACTAATGCGTACCCCTCAGATGCCCTGAAAAGAGAGCGACAATCGACCCCGTAGGGTGATCCAATGCTAGGAACTTGGGCCATGTTAGGGGAGGAGTGGGTACATCGTCCCGTCACGGCCCCATTTGTATTGATCCTACCGTAGATGCGGCCCTTTTTCTCAGCCTTCATCCATGCCTGCCTGCCTTCGGCCAACTGCCCCATTCTTTTGACCAGCATTAGGAATTCCTGCAGAAGCTCTACGGCTTCCTGTCCTTTCGGCAGTTTGATACTACTGAGTACCGCCTCATCCACCTTGGGCTTGTCACCTGAATCGGTGAGCTCGGTCGGCTCCCATCCCAAGCGGAGCAGGCGGCTGGCTATGTGGTCACGGCTACCGGGATTGAAGTCAATCTTCTTGACTTTGTTTGGGCCTTTCGTTATATTCTTATGACCATCAGCTACAGCTTCCTTCTTGGTATCGTACAGATTTCCATCAGCCAACCAATAGGTAGACTTCATAGTCTGGGAATCTGGGGGGAACATCTCTTGGAGCCTTTCGTTAAGCTCCAGCTTTCGCTGGCTTAGCTTAACGTATAGCTCTCGCGCCCTGTCAGCATCGAATCGAATACCTTGCCGCTCCATCAGCGACATGCAGTAGGCGAACTCGTGCTCCAATGTGAGACATTGCTTGTCCCACTTCTCTTCAGCCAACTTATGATAGAGGGCGTAGGTCACCTCTGTATCCTTGACGCAATAGCATAGCATCTCCTCGCTGAAGTGATCGAAGCCATGATCCTCTAGGTAAGTCCCCTTAAGGATGCCTAGCCTATGGCCCCACGCCTTGAGAGAGTGATGACCAATTAATTTGAGAGGAATGTAGTCAGCCCTCGCGTTTCGCAGGCGATCATTCTCACCAACATTAGTGTGAATCAAGCGAGCCATCACGAGTGTGTCGGTCACCTTACCTTCATATCGAAACCCATACAGCTTCTCTAGTGCTGGAAGATCGAAGCCAATAATATTATGGCCAATCAACTCATCGTGACTGCGTAGGTGCTCTAGTGCTTCCTCAATTTCTCCTGTACTAAAGGTGGTGACAACTCCCGTGTGTGCATCACGACATACGATGCACCAACAGGTTGTCATATCGTCGAGAAGGTTGTCTGTCTCGATGTCAAATATCGTTGCCGTCATTGGTATCCTCCTTTTCAAAATCTATTGCTTCAAGCATGCGTCCTGTATCCTCTTTGAATTCCAGCGTGGATGCGACTCCGCTTCTGCCACACCAACGGTTCTTAAGCACACGTATAGTGGTGAGCATGGACGTAGCCGCATCCTGCTGGTCTCTTTCCATCCCAATTACCATGTCAGATAACTGGGCTATCCCTGCGCTCCCCCTTAACTGAGCGAGAGAAGTTCTTGCTCCCTCCTCGTGACCCTTTCCATCGGGCCTCTTCAGATGGGATACTAAAATTAATGCGAACCCTAACTCCTCTACCAAAGAGCGGAGCTTGGTCATCGTGTTATCAATCATACGCCGCTCATCCCCTCCCTCCATGCCGCTTACGACGATGGATAGATGGTCGAGAAATATAATTTTGCAGTCAACTCCAGTTACTAAATAACGGATTTTTGATAACAGGTTGTCCTCCCCAAGGGAGCCCCAATGGTCATAGGTAAAATAGTTACCTGATCCAACGGTCTCATCGTATGCCTTTCGTAGCTCTGCTTGATCCACCTCGCGGGGGTTCAGGTAAACAGGCTGGTTCATGTGTAAGCCTACAATCCCAAGGGCTGTTCGTTTGGTACTCTCCTCCAAGGCAATGTAGCCAATCCGCTTACCATTGTTGATCAGATGGTAGGCAATCTCTTTACATAGCTGGCTTTTACCGATACCGGAGCCAGCACAAAGGGTGATGATTTCACCTTCTCGAATACCCATCGTCATCTCATTTAGAGAGGGCCAAGGATACGAGTGAGCGGTGGAATGTTCCTCCTTAGTGAGGGAGTCCCATAGGTCTTCTCCCGCAATAATGCCGTCAGGTCTCCATGCCTTTGCGTTCCACATCAGATGCAGTAGCTCGGCTCCACGCTTGGCTACCAGCATTTCGTTAGCATCCTTAAGTGGAAGTGTGGCGACCTTGGCTTTGCCAACGGTGAGTAGTTGGGAACACTTCTCAGCCGCCTCTTGTCCAACCTTGTCATTGTCGAACATTATTACAACTGACTCGTAGCTCTCCAGCCACTCAAGGTTATCCTTGAAGGCTCGGACTGCTCCCGCTGCCCCATTGGGTACGCTAACTACAGGCCATTTACATTCCTGTATCTGGCTAATACTTAAGGCATCGATCTCGCCTTCGGTCACGATGACCTGTTTAGTGGATGACCCCCTCTGCCATAGCCAGCTACCGTAAAGGGGCAGCTTGCCCTTACCAATCTGAAGGAAATCCTTGTTCTGAAAGCGTACCTTTGCAAGAGCCACGCCTGAGTCGGTATAATAATTTGCTACCTGAACAGGCTTGCCCTTGAAGTTGCCAACCTGATACCTCCAGAACTTACAGGTCTTCTCTGAAATCCCTCTAGCAGACAACGCCGAAAATGATAGTTCGGTGAGGCCAGAGGCCGTTAGGTTGGATGACGCCTGCTTGGGAAGCGCGGCCTTGTCATCGTAGTCTTGAAAGTGGCTATTGCATGAAAAGCAGAAGCCGTGTCCATCATCATAAACCCCAACGCCATCGCTTGAACCACATTTGGAACAGGGGCCGTGGGATATGAAGTTACTATTTTCTTGGTCTTTGTTGGTAGTCATTTGTTATCTCTTCTATGTTTCCGTCGAATTTTAATTTGCCTAAAATTTCTCGTTCTTTTCTGTGCATCCGAAACCACGTTAGGGCTCCAGCTGTCCCGTGCAGGGTATCTAAATCGTCAACAGCGACGAATGCTTTCTTCCCATCTGCTGTTTCCAACAGAGCGTGAGTTGCTTTCCTTGGTTTTATAAGAACCATTCTTTTGGTAGTTTTTTTCCGCTCCACAAGAAGCCGTGTTTGTCACACCATTCAGCATACGTTGTCTGACTCTTCTTGCTTAGCTTGTTGTTAGGCTGCTGAAATACGAAGCGGATGTCGATGTGAGGATTAAGTTCCCTAACAAGCAAGTGCTTTGTGCGATCTTGCGGGAGGAAACGACCCTTGGTCTCAATGAAGAAGTTGTGCTCATCCAACCAGAAATCTGGTCGGTAGTGGTGCTTCTTCAGGTAAGGTAGCCTAATAGGCTCATAGGAGAACGGGATGCCTGCCGTTTCCAGCAGACACCCCATACCCTTTTCGAGCTTACTTTTGTAATGAGACACACAAGTCCTTTCACGACATCTACCTCAATCGGCAGACTACCACCAAACCGACTCAGAATGCTGATGCCGCCTTGGTCTCGGTGTCCTCGTTCCCGCTTATCTCTAAGACGGGAGTCTTCGGTTCTTCAAAGGCGAAGCCCTCTTCAACGGCGAACCCGCTGCTCTCTGCTCCTCCATTATACTGAACCAAATCCAGTACCTGTACCGCATTCAAACGAAGCGATACACCAGCCCCAATAGGAGCCTGATAAGGGGCGGCTACGAAGGAAACCCTTACGGTTGAGCCGTTCCCTATGCCCACCTTGTTCATCGGCTTCAAGCCAGCATCAAAAATCTGAGGCCGTTGCTCGATGATCTCTCCACTACGTGTGCGGAGTTGTGGTTTTAACTTGAACTTGAAGTCCAAGACTTCGTTCCCTTCAGCATCTGTATTCTCCTTGATTGGGAGAGGCTGAATCTTTGGGTCTTTGCCGGTCTGCTTCTTTATCAGATCGGTGTGTTTATTAAGAATCTCCTGAAGAGTATTCTGTAGTTCTATACCCTCTTCCCTTGCCAAGCGCAAAGACAATTGGAATACACCAATGTCATCGAATTTGGTATCGGGTTTGTCTAGGTGTGGGTATAATGCGATCCCCTTTGGGGTAGTCATTTTTTCGTTGTTCATCTCTTTTGGTCTTTTTCGGGACGAGCAATTAGTATCGCAACGTCAGGAAGCAGCGTACCACAAGGTTGGATGCATGTCAAGCCTGAATATTTGCCCTAGAGTCGAGGACACTTTCTTCACTAACTTCTCACAATCTACAGGGGGAACCCCATAGCAATCATGTAGGGTTAGGATGTCAGGCCACTCGTCACCCGCGAGAACCAAATGCAGTAAGGCAGCATCATAGGCGTGGATTCTATTGGCAGGCAAAGCTTGACGGGCTGACCTTGTGCAAAGCTTGGAAGTATTCTTCACGTTAACTCGGCCCCTGATGCGCTCACCGTTAACAGATGTTTTGACTGCAACTGATGACTGAGGAAAATACTGATTGGTAACGCGGAATCCAGAAGGCGAGTGCCATGATAGTAGATCGTCACCCTGCTCTTGCCTTGTCTCTTGCATAAACTTAGCGGGAGCCGGGGACACTTCGGCTAAGGCTTCCTTGAATAGCAGAATGAGTCGCCTGATTTCGCTATAAATTTTGCGGCCAAAAACATCTTCCATTGTTTCGCTGTACCAGCCTACTACTGCTCGCTCCATTCCGTAGTCAGTCCCTCCGTACATGTAGTTCAAGGTAAGCAGTTTTATCAAAGGCTTTGACAATTTCCATAGATGGTCTTCAGGCCGAGGCGACTTGGATAGCTTCTCATGCAGATTGGATAATATTTTTTGGTAAACATCATATGGCTGAGAGGGGTCTACCAGATTGGTTAGCTTCTGCAGTTCCTTATCTCCCATTATGAGGGAGACCATTTGTAACCCTGATGCAGTATGGTCGAGGCGAACAGGGAGACGGGTTTTGAAGTCGAGGCGGCTCTGCATCCACTCATCGAACTCA